CACCATATATGTGGCTCTTTGACCTACCACAAGGCGAATACACACCACCACCTCCACCCCCATTCCCATACTAATGAAAAACCTCAATGACACCACCGCAGCAATCGCCACCGCCATCACGGGTTCAAGTGCGGTCATCACTTTTGCTCAAATTTATCAACCTTTGGTTACCTTTGGCGTGGGTATTCTTGGTATTATTTCGGGCGTTTTGGCTGTTATCTATTGGGCTAAAAAAATTAATCGCATCAAATGACCGTAAAAAAACCATCCGCAAATCCGCTTCCAATTTCGTTTGATCAATTCCGAAAGAATCCCGTTGCTGGGGTTGCTTTCCTTGCATTGGTAGGTGTGAGCTATTTATACTATGATGTCAAGTCATCGTACACCGAGCAACTTGAGAACTCCAACAAGAAAATTGAAGCGTTGGATTTAAAGATTGACCGTCTTGGATATGCCTTAAAAAAATCCGATTCGGCATTGGCTGCTGCGATCACAGAACTTCGCATCATCAACACCGTCAAAAAATTATGAGGTACTTTGTCATTTTGTTTTGTCTGTTCATCGCAGCCATTGAGATTGCCTTCCCAGTTGGTGCAGTTACAACACCCCCGATTGATGAGGTGGAAGCAATGTTGAAAAAGGTTGAATCAAATCTTCGTCAAGCATCCGCAGTTGTCTCCGTAGCAAAAGCCAAAGGAGAAGAAATGGTTGAAGGCAAAGTGCAAGAGAAAGAGCAATTGAAAGAAGCGGTTGTTGTTGCTGAAAAAAAAGCCGAATCCGTGGTTCAACAGATGCAAGTTGTTCAAGACCAAATGGAGGTGTATGCCGTCAAGATGGTAGGTGCTGGATTAGATACTACCACCACACCAATTGAGTTTAAAGGGAAGATCTATGATGCTTATTTGAACTATCTATCGGAAGGTGGAAAGGAAGAATTTGATTATTTTAGAATGTACCTATGGCAGCCAAAGTAAACATCACATCATTTCGGGCAAAACCCAAAAACAAACTTGGCAGACATACCAAGCACAAGAACAAACACAAGAGTTCAAAACCATATAAAGGACAAGGCAAATGATAGACAAAATCAAAGTAGCAATGAAGGCGAAAGGATATGCCTTTTTTGAAAATGGGGATTACAACATTAATATCATCGGTATTCGCAACTCGGATACTGGAAGCAAAGTGACAAATGTCTTTGATGACTTGTTAACCGTGAGTTACAAAATCGGAGATGTGTGGCATTTTAAGAAATGGGCAGCGACAACTGATCCCGGCACAAAGGGAGTGAAAGAATTTCACAATGCTCAAGGAGTTGCTCGTCTTGTTCCCGGACAATATCGTGGAAGTCACGCCATTGGATTGCATCAAGGCAAATACGAAGCATTAAAACAAGCCAAACCCGTCAAGGTTTACAGAGATGCAAACAAGGATATGAACTACGATACCAAGTTGATCACCGAAGGTATCTACGGAATCAACATCCACAAGGCTGGTGCAGATTCTACCTATGTTGAGAATTGGAGTGAGGGTTGTCAGGTGTTCAAAAAGTCCGCAGATTTTGATGAGTTTATGGCTTTGGTCAAGAAGGCTGCCACCTTGCACGGCAATTCATTCACTTATACACTATTAGAAAGCAAAGATTTATGAAAAAATTAATGGAAATATTCAAGGGTGACAAAGGAGAGATGTCATCAAAACGATTCGTTGGCATCATTGGTGCTTTTGTACTTTTTGGTACTATGGCTCACAATAGTTTGTCTCCTGCTGATATCGTACCTTCTCCAGAGTTGGTGAGTGCGGTTGAATTCATCGTGATTGCTTGTCTTGGGTTCACATCAATAGACAAGTTCTCAAACAAAAAAGATTGATTGCTATTTGATAGAGATGATATTCCAAAGATTAAACTTTCACGACAACAAGCTCCCTGTTTTCAAAGAGAACAAAGCGAAAGGATTCGTGACTTTTGGTGCTGACAATCTCTATCCTGATTTCCTAATTGAGTTATTCAATAAATCACCCAAACACAATGCCATCGTTTCTGCCAAAGCATCATACATTGCTGGAATAGGTACGGAGGTATTTGGTTCAAACACGGAGGAGATTGCAAAAGCCCAAGCCAAACTCAAAAATATAAACGCCTACGAGACCTATGAAGAACTCAAAGCAAAAGTTGCTTATGATGCCGAGTTGTTCAACGGGTTTGCAGTTGAGGTGATTTGGAACAAGGCAAAGACCGCACCTTCGGAATACTATCACATCCCTTTCAAAGACATTCGCAAAGGTCTTGAAGGTGATTTCGTATATTGTGCTGACTGGACAGATAACAAAGCGGAGAAAATCCACTATCAGCCTTACAACCCAATCACAAGGGAATCCAAGCAAATATATTATTGCCAATTTTACCGCCCAGGTCAAGGCGAATATCCGTTGCCTGATTATGTTGGTGCGTTGAAATACATTGAGGTTGATACCGAGATATCCAACTATTATTTGAATAGCATCAAGAATGGATTCACGGCACAAACCCATATTCAGCTCTTCAAGGGGTACCCCTCTGCCGAAGAAGCTAGGGCAACCGCAAGGAGATTCAAGGAAAGTTATCAAGGCACGGACAATGCCGGTGGGTTAATTATCCAATACAACGATCCGACAGAAAAGGAATCAGTCATCAACAACCTTCAGCCATCGGATTTTGACAAGCAATTTGACTTGTTAAATAAGACCGTACAACAAGAGATATTTGTTGCACACAAGGTCAACTCTCCAATGTTGTTTGGAGTGCGTGTAGAGGGACAATTAGGTGGTCGTAGTGAGTTGATTGAAGCCTATGAGATGTTTCATCACGCATACATTGAACCCCGTCAACAAAAGATTGATGACACCTTTGCTTACTTGCTTGAACCTATCGCATCTGTTCGCTTGGAAACCATCAACAAGCCACCAATCGGTCTTGACTACCAGGCGTTGTTTACCGCTGGAATCATTGACAGAAACGAAGCAAGAAAAGAGTTGGGATTTGATGAAATTGAAGAACCTTTGAATGTTGCCCTATCAAAACAAAATCCTTTTGGATGGGATGATGAAAGAGACATCAAGGTATTTCAGCAGTACGGTGAGAGTGCAGACAACTTTGAAGCCTACAAGTTTGAGTTCGTGGATGCCGTTGAAACTGCCATCTTGAATGTGTTGAAAGAGAACAAAGGTTTGCAAGTTGGAGACATAGTGAACATAACCAAACTTGATGCGAAGGTTGTCGCTGATGCGATTGCTAAACTTGCCAAAGCAGAGTTGATCAAATCATACGAAGATGGTCTTGAAACAACCCCGAAAGGAGTTGAAGAAGTAAAAAGATTGCAAACCGAAATTGTGGTGCGTTATGGGTATGCATTAGCCGCTGGAATCAAAGGTACTTTGGTTATCCCAACCACTCGTGATTTCTGCAGACAAATCGTGGAAAGTAATCGTGTGTATTCAAGGGAGGACATTAACGCAATGTCTGCACAACTTGGTTACGATGTATGGAAGAGGAGAGGTGAATGGTACACAAACCCTGATACTGGAATCACCACGCCACAATGCCGTCACATTTGGCAACAACAATTATTAAGGAGGATCAAACGATGACCAATTTTGTATATTTCATTTCAACCACTTACTTGAAGGACAATACCCCTTTGAATGAGAATGTTGACGATAAATTGTTGAAATCAGCAATCAAAGAAGCTCAAGAAATCTACATCCGTGATGTGATTGGTTCAGGCATTTACAATGAGTTGCAAGTACAGGCATTTGCTGGAACATTAAGCCAGTTGAATACTACCCTTTTGGATTCATATATCGCACCTTGTTTGAAGTATTACACATTGACCGAAGCGATGCTTCCAATGACCTTCAAATTGATGAACAAATCGGTTGCATCTCGTGAGAGTGACAATGCGAGGGCGGTATCAGTTGAGGAAATGACAATGATTGAAGGTCGTTATCGTGACAAAGCCGAATACTATGCCAACCGATTGAGGGATTATCTCCGCACATACACCAATGACTATCCTTTGTTCTTGAATCCCGGCAGTACCTTTGATACAATCCGACCAAAGAACACCGCTTTTGTCGGTGGTATTTATCTTCCAACTTCACAAGATTGCT